CCACGGGGTACAAACTCGACCACATTCTCAGAATTGAAAAACACACGCATCAGGCTTGGCAGCATGGCCGAGACAGTGTCCCGAACCTCCATGGCCACCACCTTGCTGTTGCCTTCGACCTCATTGCCGAATAAATCACCGCGATAGTATTCAGTCCCTTTGGCGCGTGTGGGTGACAGATCACTGTCAACATAGCTCACCGCATCAGTCAGGTCTTGCGTGATGATGCTTTGCAGCTCGGCATCATCCATCGGCTGCTTGGCTGCAATGTCTGTCGATAGGTTTTCAGTGATATTTTGCTCAATCATGGCTTGACCTTTGTTAGAACCACATACATGGAGTCCACAGCCCGTGGCGTGCGAACGATTTGATCTTCTGGTAATTCTAGTGCTTCCCCGAGCTTTGAGAGCCTCATTTCAAAGGTAGTCATCTCAAACCGATCTGGCCAGCCTAGATACCAATGCCACTCGGTGTAATACTTCCAAGAATTCTCGTTGAATGCCCGGACATGTGTCGGGTCTTGCCAAGCGCCAAGACTTAGCTCATAAGGCACATGAATCCGCATCTCACCGCCCACCTTCAGCAGCTCTTTGCAGTTGGTCATGGCATCGACCAGGTTTGGAATGTGTTCCAGGACATCATTGGCCAGGATCGTTTCAAACATTCCTGGCACGATCTCCAGCTGGCCAAAGCGCGTCTCTAGCGTGTCGCCCCATTTGACCTTGCTGATGTCCACCAGCCAATCAGGATTCTTGCTGGCCTGGATATCTGCATTGAGATATTCAGCGCACCAGTCTTTACCGGAGCCTAGATTAAGAATCAAACCAGGCACTCGCATAAGTTGGTCGATTCTCTCTGAGCCATGGCAGCGCATCCTCATGGAGCTTCTGCGCATTAAAGCCAATCGTGTTTGAGCCAATGTGGTGGACATAGCTGGCGCTTACAAAATGCGAATAGCCTTTCTCAATCAAGTCCCTACAATGCACATCATCCGAATACCAATTCAGAGGGGGAAACTTTGCCTCTTCAAATGCATCACTTGATATCCATGCAAATATTGGGCTGATTTCCTCGGCCATCTTGATGTGGGCCTCAGACGGGAATTTGTAGAAGTTCAAACGCTCTGGCTGATCAGTGATCCGCACATTCTGACAAGGCCGGGCTGCATCAGTCCTGGATGCCACCCAGCCAGGCTTGACGCTGTGCATGGTCTTGATGATGGCCACATCCTCCATCAGTGTCTTCACACTGCTCGGTGTCAGCACAATATCATCATTGGCCACAATGCATGAGGACCAGTCCTTCAGCGCTGCCTGGATGATCTCGTTGTAGTCATCGCCAAAATTCCTTGGCTGGCCATAAATCTTGTGATCAGCCTGGAAATTCTCAATCACCGACTCTGGACCGCGCAGATAGACCGGACACTCTGGCGCGTACTGCTTAATGGACTCCAGCAGCACAGCCAGGCCATGACCCTTGACTGTGGCAATGACAATTGGACAAATCATTTCTTAGCCTTATTTCTGGCACTGATTGCAGCCGACTTGGCTTTTGCGTCAGCCTTAGAGCTTGCACCCCATGCCTTGAGACTCAGCAGCAGCCTGGTCGGCTCGCCACCTTTGTACTCAGGCCCAGGCATGCTGCCCATGCGTGCCAGGAAACTGGCGCGTCTGGGGTTGTCGCCAGACTTGACTGGCGCTTTGAGGTCCATGCCAGCAGCCTTGGCACTGGCACGGCCCTTGGCGTTTAAGCCGCCCGATGGGCTTTTGCCCTCTTTACGCTGCCAAGCTGGTGTCTTCATTTCTTTGGCTTCTTTGCAGTCTTGGCCGCAGCTTTGAAGTCAGCAGCTGTTGGCGCGCCTTTAGTGCCAGGCTTGCGCATCTTCTCTTTGCTGCCAGATTTGATGCGCTCTTGTTTGGCGTGAATGTTGGCATAGAGTCCAGGCTTCATTCCTCTTCTCCCTCTTCATAGTCTTCCATCTCTTCGCCCTCTTGCTCACCCGTATTCGGGCCACCCACCACCCATGCGTCACATGTCCGGCTGGCTGCACACTTGAAGTCGAAAATCTCGCAATAACCCAGGTCGGCCAACTTGATCGTTCCCCATGGATCGGCTTCCATGCCAATGCCCTGGGCAATACACTGCTTCATGTTGTCAGACACATTGAATGCTGCGCAGTTGCCGCAAAGACTTTGCTTGGCATCTTCAGTCGACACATCCCAGGTGTTTGCTTTCTTGGCCCAAAACGCACTGTTTGGCAGCTTTGGATTCTCAGGACCATAGGCCGCGCTGGTGATTGCCTTGGCGCGATTCTTCAAATTCAATGTAATGTCTTGCGTGGGCATGGGGCAATTCTCGCCACCCTCCATGTCCTCGCCCTCTTCTTTGTCCATGACTTGGCTCATGGTGCGCTGCATCGTGGCCATTATTTTTTCGCCTTGTTCTTTGCTGTGCGCTGGCCGCGCATGGGCATCTTCGCTTCACTCATGGCAATTGCGATGGCTTGCTTGGGATTCTTAACAACCGGACCACCCTTGCCAGAATGCAGCTTCCCAGCTCCAAACTCACCCATCACCTTGCCGACCTTCTTTTGCGCTTTAGACATTTCCTTCATGGCCATCCCTTTCATGGTTTGTGGATACCGAATTATGCAACCCGGACCAGGTTTCTGCGCAGTGGCTGAGACCACTTGCTTGAGCTGCTGCTCCCATACATCCCCATCACTGCATCACTGGCAAATGTCAGCACAAACGCATCAGCCTTGTCAGGGCTTGGCAGACCGCGCCTTCTGATCTCGTCTTTACCCTCAATCTGAATCTTCCCGTTACTGGTAAACCCATACCGCACTGTGGCCAGCTCAGATATCAGCACCTCGTCTTTTGGCATCTTGCAATCCCTGGCTTCCAGCCAAGCCCTTGCCCGATACCACAGCTCGGCTTTCAAGTTCCGATAAGTCCCACCCATGGCCGGAGACTCACTCACATTGATGCCACGCGCTGGCAAGCCCAGCTCCCGCAATCGGTCCACCACACCAGCGCCCAGGCCAATGCTATCCACCAATATCTCTTTGGGCTGCGCACTCGGGGCCAGCGCCTGGTACTCGGCCACCACCGCACCAGTCAATTGCATCAGGTCCAAATTCTTCCAGGTCTTGATATGCTCAGTCACGGCATTGCCTTGGCGCTTGCAGAGGGCTGATCGGTCACTACCAAACCTTGCCACATCCAAGCCCCAGATCATGGGCGCGTATTCGCTTGGCGCGACATCCCGGTTGACTGCACTCTCAAGCAAATCCATGGCAATGACAGTGTCATCGTCACCCTTGGGAAACTCACCAATCACCCTGATCCGGTAGACATTGCTGTCCTCCCCATACCGCATGGCCATCTCTTTGACATACTCGACACTGACCCTGGGCGAATCGGTACATGCCACCTGGAATGTGGTCCATTCACCACTTAGGCGCGTGTGAGTGTCGTAAAAGAATCCACTAGACCTCACCGGATTGCCCAGCAGCAATGTCACCGCATTGTGGCCAGACATCGAACCAGCCGCAGCCTCGAACACTTGCTCTGGCACACCCGATGCCTCATCAGCCACCAGCATCACATTCTCTGAGTGAATCCCCTGCAAAGCCTCTGGCTGCTCTGCCCTAGATGTCCTAGCCGAAATAAACATCTCAGTCGGGGCAGCGTTGAATTCAATCCTCTCCTGCTTAACTGTCAGCAGCCCCTGCAATGGCAGCGGCATGGTGTTGATCCAGCGCTTCAGCTCTGCAAACATCGCGTCATAAAGCTGGCTGCTGGTCGGTGCAGTGACCACCACCTTGACTGGCGACCTCGTCATAAAGTACCAGAGCATGGCCCAGGATGAAGCTGTCGATTTCCCCACCCCGTGGCCAGACCGCACAGATATCTTCCTATCCCCACGGGCAATTGCACCAAGAAACTTCACTTGCCATGGGTCAGGGTCTACCCCCAAAACCTCACGCACAAACAGCACCGGGTCAGGCTGATACCTCTCCACCCACAACGCAAATACATTTTCTTTCATGGATGCATCGTCTCATAGATGGCCCAGGCCGAGGGACTCATCGCAAACTTATACGCATCAAGCTCATCCATCCGCACCAGGATCAACAACTGCATTGTCATCGCCAGGTCAAAGTAGCCACTCTGAATGGCTTCGAGCATTCTTATTCTTAGGTCCACAATCACCACCTCCAGGTGTAGCGCTGTCAACAGATCACTCATTTGTTTTGCCTCACTTGCTTCAAATTCCTTCCAGTCACCCGGTCGGTCCAGCACGATGCACACACCCACTTCGTGGCACTCATCTCCACACCACCCTCCGGGGGCTTCTCCTTCATGCACTTGCTGCACAGCTGCAATTTATGCGCATGCACATTCCCATTCAAGCGGAGGTGGTTATTTACAAAATTGCTTTTCATTATCAGTGAATTTATTTATTTGGTTATTATTGTGGATAAGCCATTTATCTCCCAATAATCGGATTGACTTAATATATTGACGCTGATTATGTCGATTAGTGCTTCTCGGCACATAATCAACATTGAATAACTGCCTGACCTTAATAAGCATTTCAGTTTTCATATTATCCCCTTGATTAAATTTTCATCGACCCAGGTGTGCCAGGTCGTTTGACCATCTGGACTCATTAAGGTGCAGAAGACTTTTCGGTCTCTTCGCTCATCAGTGTCGATGACGATCCATTCCTGGCCATTGATGATCACTGCTGCTTGCTTCGTTTTCATAGCGTTTCAGTGTTGTTGGTGGAATTGACATTTTTGCACAAATTGACTTAATTGTTAACTACCTCAAAATTTTTTTAGGAAAATTTTTTTTGTAGGTGTTTAGCACCGCCACAGTCGCCCCCGCCAAACCCTGGGCCGGGGGGGGGTCTCGCGCCCAGGTCGCCAGCCTGGCCACACCCGGCTTGTCCACAGCCACTTCTCCACTTCTATCCACAGATTGCTGTGCATAACCTTGTCAGTAACACAAGAGCATTAGTTTTTCTGTGGATAACGACTTATCCACTTAACATAATGGTCATTGTATAAAGTGACTGAGTGCTTCGGTATTCACTTCTCATCAAATGTCACGCTGCGCTT